GAACGTGAGTGAATAGCAATCGTTCCCGAACGTGAGTGAATAGCAATCGTTCCCGAATGTGAAATACCAACAACCGTTCCCGAATGTCATAGTATTGCACTTGTTCCCGAATGTAAGTCTTCGACAATCGTTCCCGAACGTGAGTGAATAGCAATCGTTCCCGAATGTAAGTCTTCGACAATCGTTCCCGAATGTCATAGTATTGCACTTGTTCCCGAATGTCATATCGTAGTTGTTGTTCCCGAATGTAAGACTATCACAGTAGTTCCCGAACGTGAGTGAATAGCAATCGTTCCCGAACGTGAGTGAATAGCAATCGTTCCCGAATGTGAAATACCAACAACCGTTCCCGAACGTGAGTGAATAGCAATCGTTCCCGAATGTGAGACCATACCCACCAATGATATTCGCCGACGAACTGTTACCCAAATGAATGTCTTCAGGATTAGAATGCAATGTTATATGATAGTTGTTTTCACCTAACGTATTCTCCAGACATTCTCCGTAAATATCTTCAGTCATTGACGCCATCATAACCACGTCATTCAAGGAGAATGATTTATGGAAGTTTTCGTCCACACAAACAAGCACACAATAGTTTCCACATCTATTTTTAGCGCAGCATAATTTATTGGATTGCTTCCAATACATCTTATCCTCGGTGTATGGCACAGGTTGTTTATTCAGTGAATAATCAACTTCAGCATTTGCTTCTACGCCGAAAGTATACCTCCATTCAAAATCTGTATAATCTACGCTAAGACCCGTTGGAGCGTCTGTCTCAAGCCCCCACGCAAGATATCGTCCCTCCAATGTCGCGAGTTCGCCATTATTGGAATGGTCACTCACCATAAAACGCTTATACTGCACATTCTTGAAGTCGTATGGCATATCGTTCTGCCATTCGTCAATCATCCTGTAGATGACGCCTTTTCCGTTCGTAACATCAGCCCAGGTATATTTTGTGACATCATTGTCCAGACAGTACCATACTTTCCAGGCGTTGAGATTTGCATTTGCAAAATACTCATCGCCTTTGCGAGGTGCGACATACGCCTCCTCCGCAAGAGTATTCTCCGAAAGAGCACGAACAATGATGTCGAATGGATGTTCTGCGCTGCGCTCAAATCCGGAGGCGGAATAGACTTTCGTCACATAGTCGGTGATGCGATACAAGCGACCGGCAATGAGCTTGGCATTATCGCGCAGTTCTACCAGTTCGGCATAGGTCACATCGACCTGCTGCCTTACAGCCAGAGCGATGTGTCTTTTGATTTCCCGAAGAAATACCTTCAGTGCATCAAGTGTTATGAATTTAGTCATAATGCGAATTTTTAATGTTCTACAATGTTTCCCCAAACATATCGAGGATGTCCTGTTCTGTCGCCACATCAGGAGTGAACGCATCGCCCTTCAGACTCGCGAGCCATTCGGTCTCACTGCCTACAAAGCCGTTTTTCAGCGCCACCTCATAGGCAGACAATCCATCTGAAGGGACAGATATTTTTGAGCTCAATTCCACGACAGCGGTCGCCTGCACGCAGCACTGGCAGCCATCGGAGCCTGCTTTAGCAGATGAGTCCACAAGGATGAACGCATCCACTTCATCTCTTGTGTACATTCCGGAGCGGGATTCGTTCTCGATGTAGGTCAATGTATAGGCTCCCGTCTTCTTCTGATCGCGGCCATAGAAAGTGAATACCAATGTATTGTCCTCAATCAGGTAGTCAGTGATTCGTCTCTGCTCTCCTCTGCAAGAAAGCACGATGGCCAAATCATCTATCTTCTCCAGCTCTGCCGGAGCACCATTGCGGAAGATATCCCACCTTACCACAATGTCATTTCCAATTCTTATTGCTTCCATCAGATCCGCGTTTTAAGAATCATAGAGAAAGAACCTTGTGCAGCTTCCGGCAGTGTCGATGGTATAGATACCGTAACATCCACCGCATTCTCCGCAGTGCCAGGCTTGACTGTGACATAGACAACTGCTGAGCCTTGTCCGCTGTTCGAGCGATAACCTGCTATACCGATCGTCTCTCCCGATGAGAGGAATTGTTCAGGAATTAAAAACCTTACTTCCTGACGCATCTCCTCGTCGACAACAGTAAATGTTTTGGTAAATGGGCCTCCTTCCGTAGCGAATCTTCCGGAGAGAAAATAGGTTTCATCTTTTCGAACCAAGCGAAACTTAAATCCGTCCCGGGTGCCTTCGTACAATAACTTTTCTCCATATTTGGCCCTGATGAGATTCATCAGACGCACAAGGTGAGGCCCAGAGTTCGTCCTTGTAAGCGCTGCGACCGGTTTCTCATAACAAGACTTTTCTTCCCCGGAGTCAATCATAGTACGATCTCCAGCAGTATCATATTCTTTATTTACTGTAAATGTCAGATATGAACCTGGTAGATTATTCCTGTTACTCACGGTTGACTGTTTGACTTTGAGGAGCTTTCCATTTGAATATATTACACCTTCGGTATAGGTTGATGTAGCTGTGTATTCACTCGATGTCTTACATCCGGACAAAACGACGGCCGAAGTTCCATCATAGTCCAGTGCCTCCAAAAGAGAGTCCACCAATTTCTTGATGTCCGACTCAACAGCATCCTGCATAAAATTGAAGTCATCGAGCCATATAGGCTGACGTCCTTCGAAAGTTAAAAATCTATCCATACGTTTCTATCGAATAATTGGTTCCTGCCATTTTATAATAATCGACCCATTGTTTGATGAGCCGTCGATTGATCTCCGAATCAAGTTCTTTGGGTATATAAACGCCGAAGCGCCCCGTCAATCTGTCTGGTTTCTCCGATGGGACAATCAGCGTATCCAAGTCTTCCGCTTTGAGAGTCATAGAATCTTCATATATGGCAGCTTCATCTTTCATTGACAGATGCACTGAGAAATCATCGATGATATCTGCTATATATATTCTTCTTTCTGTGGCATCGAGAAGGTCGTTGAGAAATTTTTCAAGATATATCGTGAAAGAATTGTGCGACAAACGTACATCCGTATCCACCACGACATTTCTGAACCGGGCGAGGATGCTTTCAAGTGGAGAAAGCAGGACCCGGAGGAATGCCCGAATCCTATCCTTTCTGAGAATTGGAGGGAGCAGCTTCAGGCAAAAGGCCTGTATGTTAAAGTTCTTGAACATAACTTATCGTATTTTTAAGTGAATCCACAGCGAAAGCACCACTCACCGACACCACATTATTTCCTTGCGCCAAGAGGAACTCCGACCTGGTCATCGGCTTTGTGCGCACGTCACCTAAAACGACATCGACGACGCCAGTGGCGCCCTGGACCGCATCGACGAGTTTAGTCTTGTTGAAGGTGCCGCCATATACAATGCCTGACAGGTATTCTTTCACGGCGCTCTCTACCGGAAACTTGGCCGTGTCCCCGATTATCGAGCCGTCCGCATTCAGCAGCATAGGATCATATTGCACCGTCAAATCCAGCTGAATCAAATCAGGGTCATAGCTGTACACCTGAAAGAGCACTCCAGCAGGCTTCCGTTTGTTCAAATACGTCTTGAACACCGTTAAAACATCATTTGAAAGGGCTTTAGGAACTCCGTTTTCATCTCCGGACACAAGGATATTGATTCCTGAAGCATTCTCCCTGACAGCTGCGTACTTGATGAGTTTCTTGCTCTCGTTCATTTCAGCATACCCGAAGGTCTTAGTCTTCTCATCATAGACCAGTTCGTCACCATACTGGAAGTCCATACATACCTTGTGATACCAAGGAATGGACGCAAGCACTGCTTCAGCAATCCGATTGTCCACATCTGTCTTGAACTGCTCGAAAATGGCTTCAAGAGCGAATATGGCAGCAGCCACGATGAAGAAGTATATATTCTCAAGACTGACCTTGGAAAACTTCTCATCAAACGAGTCATTCGCACTCAAGCCGTATTTCTCCCGTATGACCGGCTCTGCCATAAACTGGTCGGTCATACTTCTTTTGATATCTGATATTGTTCGTGTCATTGTTTTGTCGCCGGTTTGATATTATTGTTTCGGACATAGTCCTGAAGGTATTGGTCGAAGACCCTTTCTGGGCACTCGATTACCTGCCCTGTCGTCAGGTCATCAGACATCGAGATGCCGTTGGCATTGGCAATGACAGGCATTGCCTCTATTGTTCCATACACCTGCACTGCTATATCGACAAGCGTCTGTCCGTTCATTGCTGTCACTTTCATATTATTCTGAATTTTCTGAGAACCCATAACACCAGGAACACGACGGTGAATCCTCCAATCCACCCCAGAACTCTGACAATCCACGGAATACGGGAAGTCTTGGCAGGTGCTTCTTCGCTTGAAATCACCTCGTGATAGTCAGACTTGGTTTCACCGGTTGATATGCTGTCCTTCACGACACTCTCTGAGGCGGTCACGGCCTTTTCCACTGAGGTCGCCTTGTGTCCTTTGGCTTCACCTTTATACCTGAATGTAGTCTTCTCCTGAAGATGCGTCGCACCTGTGCTGTCCGGAGTGGAGAACCGTTCTGTAACCATCTCAAGTGATTCAGCCTTTTCCAATGTGAGGTTCGCGATGATCGTCTCCTCCAGTGCTGATTGAATCTCCCGACGGAGCCTCAAGCTGTCAACCACCGCAACCGTTGTCTGAGCCGTCTGTTCCTGCGACACTTTCGATGCCGTGCCGCAGGAAACGGCTGCCAAACAAACAAGCATTATGGTAAACAAACGTTTCATCTTTTTCTGTTCTTCAGATAATTCTCGATACCTGTAAGGTGGACACTCACGATGTCTTTCCTTCCGGCAGTCGAGAGCATATACTTGACATCCGCCTTGTTGTCCTGGAAGAAGTTTTCGGTGAGCACAGCCGGACACGAGGTCTTTCTGAGGATATAGAACTGGGCTTCCCAGTCTTTATCATACTTTGCGTCCCGGAACTTGCGGACCGATAATCCTTTCTCCTTCGTGAACACCTCTTCAGCAGCTGCGTAGAGGAAATCTGCAAAGACATCCGACTCGGTAAACCCCTCCGTAGTGTAGGCACTCCAACCTCTTGCATTGTGCCACCCTCCATCATCCGGAGGCGCAGCGTTGCAATGGATGGAAACAAGCAGCACATTGTCTTTTCCGAGCGTCTCGCACATCCTGTTCACTCTCCTGGCACGAACGGTGAGAGGGATGTCCTCATCTTCAGGCACGAGCAGATCCGCATCGTACCCTCTTTCGCGGAGCTGATGGACGAGAACAGCTGCTATTTCACGATTATACCTGTACTCCCTGAGTATCCCGTCAGGTGAGCGTTTGCCAGGCGTCTCGATGCCGTGGCCGTTATCAATCAGAATTTTCATCTTTTGTCTCTCCTTTCATTATCTGGTCATACAAATCCTCTCTTATCTTCTCGACTTTTTTGTGCGAGGCGTAGTTAATGCCAAGTATAGCCCCTACCATCGTACAGATTTCGCCGAACGCTGCAAGCACGGAGTTGTGAATGACACCCGTAGGGCTTACGATGAAGCCGGCAAGCAACAGCGAACATCCGAAAAAGATGAGGCATACGGCAAGAATGAACTGTCGTTCACTCGAATTGTCATTTGTTACTCTCTTGTCCATAGCCGTCAATATTTTGAATCTATCACTATTCTGTCAGAGGTTATCTCCACGGAGTTAACCGTCTGGCCATCCATTTCCATCTGTTCCCGAATCTCGCTTCTCCAGCCAAGCACATCGTCATCAAGAAGCATATCGGCGATGCCGACGCCCACTGAGACATCATCTTTCAGTTCACCCTTGTGCAGCTGAAGAATGAGTGCCTGGTTCTGTGACAATGTGTCCGCCAACACCAATCCGGACTCTATCTTCCCGGAAGAGTCCTTCACGACCTTGATGTCAAGATCCATATCTATGAGCTGCAATCCTGCCATATCAGTGAGTTATTGTCTTGTCTTCATAATCAGCCTTATCGAATTTCGAAGCCGCAGACGCAGGTGATGTCACAGGAGCCGCAGTTCCGCTCTGAGCTGCTGATGTGCCTGTAGTCGCCACAGTATGCGTATGTGTGTTGAATTTATTCTTCAGCGCATTCACTTCATTCACAAGGTTGTTTAATTTCTTTGTCAAATCTTCTATGTTTATGAGGCCTCCGAGCTTGCCGCCGTTAACCTCGATGCTTTCAATTTCATCCACCTTCAGGACCACCAGTTCCGAAAGGTCTCCGGAAAGGGAGCCGACCACTACCGCCGTTCCCTCGCGAGGCACGATGAGTATCTGTTTGTCGTTCTTTGACAATGATGCCCGCAGCCTCACATCTGTAATCTCCTGCCTGCCGAACTTTATCGTACAGGATGAACCGTCCACCTTCGAGACTATGCCCTGGTAGATGGCAATCTGCGAACTTCCTGCGATGTCGCGGATATTCTTCGCCAGTCTTGCTTCTCCTGCCATATCAACTCAATCTGAATCCAAGTTCAACTTTACGGCTTGCCCCGCTGCTGTCGAATGTAGTTGTGACAGCCTTCACGAAGTATTTGCCGTCCTTATAGTCATAGTCCTTGTCGTGCAGCTGTGCACTGTCTCCAGGCATTACCACAGGAAACAGCCAGGTCGTTATGCTGCCCTCGTATCCGTCGAAGCTTCTGCGCTTCACCTCGGCATTGCCGCGCTCCTTCATCGACTTGTCGTCATTGGCGGCACACTTGACCTCTATCTTCGTTCCGCCTGTAGAGCCGGTCTCAATCTCTTTCACCTTCCCGTCCGGAAGAAGCGCTTTGACGACGACCTTCACCTTGCGGTCTTCCGCCTTGCAATACTTGAGGTCGCACTTCTGTACATTCTGAGAGAAATCATACAGTACATCCTTGCCTATCTTCTCTCCCGGAGCGTGTATATGCAGAGTCTTGCCCTCCAGGTAGATGTCCGAGCCTGACTCTTCCTGTACCTTCTTCAGGACATCATAAGCAGTGGCGCACGACACCACGAACTTCGAATAACTCCACGAATAGGTTGAGTTTATGGTGTAGCCTCCTCCGATTTCGGCAATCACCTTCTTCAGCAGGGCCTGCAAGGAAATGTCCTTGTACTGGGCGTCCTTGAGTTCCTTGCGGAAGTTGTAGAGGCTGTCTTCACACTCGACGGTAATGGTGCCGTTGTCCGTGCCTATCCTCTGCACATAGCCGGAGAACTCCTCCGTCATTCCGACCTCCTCATATCCGAGCCGGATGCGTACAGTGTCTCCACGATGGATCTTGTCTTCCACCTCCAGCGCGGCGTTATACTCCGCAGCCGGAAGCTTGATGACGGCGCTGTCCGCCAATGTCTCGACGCTGCGCCTTACCTCGACACCGTCCAGGACACCGACCTTATAGCCGCCGATCTCTATGTCATACATCATCGTGAACATACCTACATCTTTTTGAGGTCTTCTTTCTTCAACAACAGTTTATACATATCATCGGAGAGTGCCCCGATTTTATATCCCTGATTCTGCGGTCCGCTTGTCATCGGGAAATCGAATGTCTCGATGACTATCCGGCTGATGGAGAACACCTCGAACAGAGGACATCTCACCTTCAGTTTGGCAGCCTCGCAGAAGCGTCGGAGCTTCATCACATCCTCCTTCGGATACTGCCCGTCACTACCCATAAGAAGTCCCTCTATCGAGATGCTGTAGTCATCCTGACACCATCTCTCCTTGATGGAGCCTCTTACGGCTCCCTTAGACACTTTCTTCTTGACGATAGTGTTCTTTCCCGTGACTGTTATCAATGGCTCATACGGCAATCTCCACCAGTCGCCACCGTCCATCTGGAGGTCGAGCGGAAACATCATCGGCATACCTTGCGCGTTGACGGCGAGAACTTCAAGGGCCTCCTCCTTCGTCATTGACGAAAAGTTATAGTCCAGTCCGTCATTCATCTTGACGGAGGTCGTGTTCATTTCCGGAATGATGACATACGGATTCAGAACCGCATTCAGAATCTTCCTGAAATTGAACGTGTTTATAGTGTAATCTCCCGCTTTCATACTATCGTGCTGCGCTTAGGGCAATCTCAAGAGCCCTGTTCATACATTCCGTCACCCTGTCCTGAAGCTCATTCGTATCTTCCGCCGTCTCCATCGACACGTTGAAAGACTCGATGAGTTTGGTGATGGTCATATTGATTGAGGTGTTGCGTGTGCCTCCTGTCGTTATGGACTCCGCGTTCTTTGTCGTGGCTGTTCCATAGGCAGAAGCACCAGTGTTTGGAGTTTCTACCATTCCGGCAATGCCCGGCTTGGAAACGCCTGACTTCTCCTGCTCCAGGCGCGAGTTATAAGTATCCTTGAAACCGCCCAGCAGGTTCTTGCTTGCATTCGCCGCCTTTTGTGCAGCCTCGACACCTGTGATGCCCTTCACGCCATCCTTAGCCGATTCCCACGCGCCGCTGAAGTCTCCCTTGAAGAGTTTTCCGATTGCTTCACCGATTTTGCCGATGCCCGTGAGCAACCCTTGAATCCTGTCAATGACAAAATTCTTCAGTATCTCTCCGAATCCCTTGATGGTGTCCCAGGTAGCCTTCACCGCAGCGCGGAAACCATCAAACTTCTTCCACGCCAGAATGAGCCCGGCAACAAGAGCTGCAATGGCAGCCACTACGAGGCCGATAGGATTGGCACTCATCGCCGCATTCAGCAGCCACTGAGCCTTCTCCACCAACAGCAGCCACATATAGTGAATGCCCTCAGTAATCGTCAGGCCTTTCAGAATGCCATTGGATATCATTTGTATTGTGTTGTATGCAGCGACTGCCGCAGCCAGTCCTCCGATTACAGGAATAAGGTTCGATATATGAGGAATGACATTCTTTAACACCGTTAAAACACTGTTCAAACCCGATAAAACGGCGCTTACAAGAGGTTGGATGAGATTATATACCTCAAGAAGAGAAGCGATGAATGCTCCCTTCACCTGTTCGAATTTGCCGGAAGTGGTGCTGGCCAATGAACCTATCATATTGTTGTACTTCCCGCCTTCAGACGTGGCGTGAATGACGGCCTGCTCGAACATCTCGAATGTGATTGTGCCCTTCGACATCTCGTCCTGCAACTGGGCCATACTCTTGCCGGTCATCTGTGAGATGTCATACAATGGGTTGAATCCGACGTTGAGCAGCTGCCTGTAATCCTGAGTCATCAGGCGTCCTGCGGTCGATATCTGGCCGAACACCGTTGCGAGGGTTGACATCTTGTTCTTGTCTCCAAGCGATATGTCACCAAGCATCTTCAGATCCTTGACGACCTTCTCTGCCGGAACACTGTATGCCAACAGGCTCTGAGCGGCTTCACTCATATCCATTCGGCTCCAAAGCGTATTGTCCGCATAGTCATTGATTTCATCGAGCATCTTGCCCGCCTTGTCTTGCGAGCCCACGAGCACGTCGAACGATTTGGCGGTCTTCTCCGCCTGCATACCGAGAGTTGACACCGTTCCGATTCCCGCCGTCATAGCGACAATCGGATTGGTGATGAACTCTGCTCCAGGAAGACTCATAAATGCCTGCTTCAGCTTGCCGCCTACGGTCGTGGAGAGACGGTCGGCAGCTTGTTCCGCAGATTCAATGGAACCCTGAATCTTGGAAGCGGCATTGACTACCGACGCATCGCCCTGGGAGGCGAACTTGATTATGAAATCAATAAGCTTCATTTTTTGTTGGCATCTGATTCACGCTTGCGGATGTCAGCGAGCTGCGCAAAGGTCTGCGCCCACTCCTCATCCGTCATCCTGTCCGGATCGCAATGGAGGTAGTATCTCATCATCGTGTCAGTGTATCCGATGAAATTAGCCTCCAGCCTGCCGTCCGCAAGCTCTATAACTTTTTTATCTCACCCTGCTTGGTCTCGAACATCTCCATTGCCACGGGCATAGCACCGAAGAAGTATTCATCGTTGTCGAGAATCTCCTTGTCGCCCTCGACAAAGGTGCTTCTCAAGATTGTCTCCGCGAGTTTCACCGCGTCCTTGCCCTGGCTTGAAACAGCCGTGGCATAAGATAGGTCCTGACGGCTTGGCTTCTTGAAGACAGCTTGTTTGTCATCCACTTTGATAAGATATACTGAACCGTGTTTTTCTTTCAGTTCCGCTATTCTGCTTTCGTTGATTGTGTACATAATTCCTGTTTGTTAATTGATTATGCCAGGCCGGCAAGACCGGCCCGGACACTAAATACCTGACTTATTCAGGAAGATGAACGGAAGTGTGATTTCCATAAACTTCGCTCCCTGTGCCAGTCCCTTTTCACTCTCTGTGAACTCCGCCCCGTGAAGGATGTCGGTGCTGATGACGCCTCCCTTTCCGGGATCGACATAAGACACGACTATCTCCATACTGAGCTCAAGGATGCTGCCGACACCGGCTGCCTTTGCAGCAGTCTCCAGCGCCTGAAGTTCACTCTGGAGGATGGTCACCTCTCCGTCGTATGAGTAGTTGCCGTGCTGGATGCCCTGCGGCTTGTTGCCCTTGCCGTAGAGCACTTCCTTCTCCTTGCTCTCCTTGTACTTGACAGAGCGGATACCGGTGACGATACGTCCGCCGATGACGACGTTCACGTCTGACCATTCATATTCTCTACTGTTGAACATATTGACCTCCTATTCTACTTTGAAACCAAGATTCGCCACAATGGTCCTCGGATAGCCGAACGGACGTGCTGCCACAGTCACCTCAAGAGTAGAAGTGGCACGGACATTCTGTGACGGGTCGATGCTGCACTCCACTCCGGAGCCGTCAATGGCGGCGAGTTCACCGAACGCAGTCATCGATGCGTTGACAGCCTTCTCCACCTCAGCCTCCCAGCTTCGGATGATAGGCTCCTGCATAGTGCCGTCGTCATTCAATTCGACTTCATCGAGAAGACCGTTCAGAAGAGTGTCGTAAGCGATGCGCAGCACCTTGTCGATAGTCCTTCTGGCGGTAAGATGAGCATAGTCGTCAGTCACAGCTACGACAAGTCTGTCGTCTGTGAAGTAATAGCCGCTTCTGCCCACGTGCACGCGAGGCGTGACATATCCTTTCTCGTAGATGGCGGAGACATCGTCCATCGCCTCTTCCACTGACTTGCTGCCCAGATAGAGCTCAGTCACGGATATGCTGCCATCTTTCACGCGACCGATATTCCGCTGCACAGGACTCTTCGCGATACGTCCGGCGACGTAGCCGATGGCGGTGTGCTTCTCCGTCGAGCTATCCGAGCCGAGGAAAATCATCACCCTGTTCGACGTCTCTTTGGAAACATCCTTCAGTTCAGTTGCGTTTCCTGTGTAGGCATAGCCGTCCAGGACGATGAACACCGGTGCATAGAGTTCCTCCGCCGTCCATTCGCCCAGCTTCTGAGCCTTAGGCAGAGCGGTGAACACATCCTTCGACAGACCCGTTTCCACCGTACCGGCCTTGTCTTCATCAGGATGCAGGATGACGACTCCGCGCACAGCACCCTTCAGCGACTGAAGAATCGAGCGGAGCTTGCCGCTATCCTTGTCGCAGAACGCAGACATCGAAGCGTCCGAATAGACGGCGACATAAAGCGGCGTTCCCTCCGGTGCCTCCGTATAGAACTGCTTCACAGCCTTGTACAGAGCCGCGTGAGTCGTCTCCTTCGCGCCAAGTTCCTCAAGACCTGAAAGCCTGTAGATTTTATATGCCTTATCCGTCTTCAATGTGTTGGCAACGGCAGTTCCCTTCGCGCAGAGGAGGAGAACCCCGTCCTCTCCGGTCGTCACCGTGCCAAGCATCCCGTTACGGAAAGCCACTTTGATTTTTGGTAATGCCATTGTTATAAAAGTTTAATGGGCAGCCGTGTTCCGGCTGCCCGGTGAACTATTCGGCCGTAATGCCCACGATTGCGCACACGCCTTTCTTGTCAGACCTTGAGATGCATCCACCGCAACGAACGAGGAAGCTGTAGATGTCTCCGTAGTAGGTCGGGTCATCTTCAGAAGTGAACATCTTCACCTCACCGAGTGCACGACGGACAGAGGTTACGTGCCAAGCGAGACCGGCAGCACAGTCGGTGGCAGCTTCTGTCGAAGCAAGCCCTGTGGCCGCTCCTGCTGACACAGCGTAACGAAGGACAGTCGAGCGTTTCATCACCTTGAAAGAGTAGAGTTCTCCAACCACTCCCTTGGCGACGTCCGCCTTCTGGAAAAATCCGATTTTGTCGGTATTGGTCATTAAATCAAGAAGCTCGGAGTACATCACTGCGTCCAAAAGGAGATAGCGGTCCTCCTGCGGGATGTCTTCTGTGTCAAACTTTGTCATCAGCGCAAGCACGTCACCAGTGGTGAGGGCCTTGCGTGTGCCTGTCGCCTTGTTCAGGTGTGCCGCTTTAGCTGCGCCTGAAGTATAGACGAAACTTTCTTTCTGCTTCGGTGCCCAGTTCTCAAGCAGACCTTCGTGTGCGTTGCGACGAAGTTCCTCGCGGTCCTGGGAGATTACTGAACGACGTTTGTCGTATGAGAGTTCAACCGTATCTGCGTGAGGAATGCAGATCGGGTCGGTGGTGTATTCGTCAAGCGTGTACTCGACGTCAGTGTCAACGCGCTTGGTGGCGCTGGCCGGAACACTTGAGCGGTTCTTCTTCACTCCGGAAGGCGCTCCCGCATTAGGTACGTGCACCTTCTTGCCCTCATTGACGAATGCGTCGTCATTGACTGCTTTAGATGCGAAGGAGTTATCAGGGAAGAGTCCCTCGACGATGTCCCTGCTCCAGATTTCTTTCTGAATTGCCATAATTTATACAGTTTTTAAACGTTACTTTTTGAAAGCCTCATCGAACTTCTGCTGATAGACTTCCGGATAATTGCTCTTGAGTTCGGCGAGGCGGTTTGCCTTGTCAATCTCATCCCAGCTCATAGAGAGGATGTCGCTTTTCTTGTCTCCGTGCTGGTCAATGAACTGCTCGACCTGCTTGCCGGTCTTGCGAAGTGGAAGGGAGCTGAGGATGGACTTGGCGTTCTCCTCGTCCGTATCGAGAAGCGAGAGGAATGCGGGCTTCTGAGCCTCGGTGATTTTACCTTCAGTGACCGCCTGGTCAAGAAGTGCAGTGTGTGCCGCCTTGCGGGATTCCGCAATCTGGGCAGTGAGTTCCGCGACCTTGCCTTCCAGGGCACTGACTTTCGCCGCTGAATTTTCGAGACGTGCAATCTCCGCCATCAGCTGCTCTTCAGTTGTCGCGTTCTTGAATGAAGGCCTTGCCTTCAAATCGTCAATGAAAGCCATATTTTTATTGTTGATTAGTGGCCAACCGTTACCGGAAAGCCTGTTTGTGAAAAATTTGTAGATATCGTCATTCGTCGCATCCGCGCCCGGTGCGTTGTCGTCATCGATGTCATAGATCCCCTCGATGAGTCCGAGTTCCTTCGCCTCGGCAGCCGTGAACCAATGGTCCACTCCGTCGAAGTATTTCGCCGACACCTCCTCCGCAGAGCACTTGCACTTGGCGGCAATCATCTCTGCAAGGGTGTTCTCCAGCCTCTCCATAGTCGAAGCGGCGGCACGCAGCTCATCAGCCGTGCCGCACTCTCCGCCACGGACTCGATGAAGCATCAGTCTCGCGTGATTGGACATATAGAGAGGCTTGCCGCACAGCGCGATGATGGCGGCGATGGATGCGGCGATGCCGTCAATGTATATGGTTATGTCCGCCTTCGATGCCGTGAGGGCATTGAATATCGCTATGCCGGCGAATACCTCTCCGCCCACGGAATTGATCCTTATGTCAATCTTCCGATAGACCCGCTGGAGTTCCATCAGTTCCGTCACCACCTGTGCCGGGCTCACCTTCTGGTCCTCTCCCACCGGTCCATAAAGGAGGAGGCAGGCGGACTCGCCTTCAGAAGGTATTATGTTGAAAAATTTCTTGGTCATACTGATTCGTTTTCCGCAAATATGACCCTCATTTGGCACACCGCAAAATCGGCGTTTTGTCATACTCGAAAATATCGACTATGACAGTCGAAAATATTGACTATCATAAAATTAAAATTTTCAAACGGCTGTTAAAAGGGGCATATTTGCCGAAAAACATAGGATATATGGCAGCATTGACAAATGACAAGAAGAAAGCCCTGGCAAAGGACATTTATACGCTCGGCCAATACACCTTCGAGGAAGTGGCGGCGAAAGTCGGCAGTACCAGGCAGACGATATCGAAATGGTGCAAGGAAGGACAATGGGACGAACTCAAGGCAGGAATGACCGTGAGCCGTGAACATCTGCTCAAGGGAATGTATTCCCAGGTAGAGGAAATCAACAGGTGCATACGTCAGAACGACCCGGGGACACGCTATGCCACACCGGCACAGGCGGACACGCTCTCCAAACTCTCCGCAGCCATCAAGAAGCTGGAGATGGACACAGGCATCTCCGATCTCGTGAGCGCAGGCATACGCTTCGCCGAATGGCTGCGTCCTGTGAATATGGAGAAGGCAATCGATTTCGTAAATCTGTGGGACGCGTTCCTGAAAGAACAGCTGTGATATGAAACAGGAAGACAAACTCAAACTCAAGGAATGGGCCGACTATAAGGCGGACATACGGAACTCCACACCCGTCGAGACCCTTTCCGAAGCGGAAATCCAGAAGAAAAAGACCTATCTGGAGGCACACCCCATTGAATGGATAAAATACTTCTTCCCGAAATACACGAAATACGAGTTCGCACCCTTCCAGATAAGGGCCATCAAGCGCATACTCGGCAATCCGGAGTGGTACGAAGTCCTCTCCTGGTCCCGTGAGCTCGCGAAGAGTACCATCGTGATGTTCTGCGTGATGTATCTCGTCCTTACAGGACAGAAGAAGAACGTGATGCTTGCAGCCGCCACGGTAGATGCTGCGAAGAAACTCCTCAAGCCGTACCTCGCCAATTTCGAGGCCAACGGACGTCTGAAGGCTTTCTATGGAGACCAGGTCAACCTTGGTGACTGGACAGATGAACACTTCGTCCTGAAGAACGGAGCCTCATTCACCGCCGTGGGAGCAGGACAGGCACCGCGAGGCAGCAGGAACGAGAACGTGCGTCCGGACATCCTGCTCACCGATGACTACGACACTGACCAGGACTGCCGTAACCAGTCTGTCCTCGACAAGAAGTGGGACTGGTGGGAGAAGGCATACTATCCGACACGTTCAGTATCCGAGCCGACACTTGTGCTCTGGGCCGGCAACATCATCGCGAAAGACACCTGTGTCGGACGTGCCGGCAAGATGGCGGACCACTGGGACATCATCAACCTCACCGACAAGGACGGCAACAGCACCTGGCCGCAGAAGAACACCCCGGAGAAGATTGAACGAATCCGCAGCTCCGTCTCCAAGAAGACATACGAGGGCGAGTACAACAACAATCCCATCTGCGAGGGAAAGGTCTTCACGAATCTGCCTTTCGGCAAAGTCCCGTCACTGAAGAAATTCAAGTTCATCGTCATCTACGGCGACCCGTCCTACTCCAACAAAAAGGACAAGAGCAACTCGTACAAGGCAGTGTGGGCCGTCGGACAATACAAGGGGACATACTACATCATCGACGGCTTCTGTGCCCGTGAGACGAACGCCAATTACGTCGATTGGTACTACACGCTACTTGAAAGGATCGGAATGCAGACGACCGTCTATTGCTTCCAGGAGAACAACAGCCTTCAGGACCCGTTCTTCGAGCAGGTCATAAAGCCTATCGTGAGAGAGAAGAACGGCACCAAGCCATTCACTCTCCACCTCATCGGAGACGACCGCAAGAAAGCCGACAAGGCCACACGTATCGAGGCACGGCTTGAACCCATCGACAGGGAGGGACGCTGGATTTTCAACGAAGACATGGAGGACAATCCGAATATGAAGGAACTCCGCGACCAGTTCACCCTCTTCGACCTCTCGCTCCCGTATCCCGCCGACGGTCCCGACTGCATCGAGAGTGCCATCGTGATCATCGACGAAAAGATGCGCAGCTGCAAGGCTGTCATCGACACCATAGACTTTAATTCAGTATCATCAAATGACAACAGACTCTGATAATATGGACAATTTCATCGAAATGCGCGACTATGACGCATCCATCCACAGGGAAATACTTGACTCGCTGCTCAAGGGCGACGCACAGTCAGACCCTATACTCATAGAAATATGCGAAGACAGGGCGGTCTCCGAAATGAAGTCCTACCTGTCGAAGTTCTACGACACGGAAGCCATCTTCTCTGCCAGAGGAACGGACAGGCATCCGCTCATCCTTATGATGTGCCTCGACATCGCGGTATATCATATCTTCTGCCTCCATAACCCCTACAAGATTTCGGATATCCGGAAAGACCGATACGAAAGAGCGGTCGCCTGGATGAAGGAAGTCGCCAAGGGCCTTGTCACCATCGACGGGGCTCCGCGCAAGAGCGAGGAGGACAGCAGCAACCCCTGGCAGATAACCAGCGACACCCACCGCGAGACTTATCTATAAACACCGTTCAAATACCATTTAAACAGCTCTATATGGCACGTAAAGCAAAATATAACAAGAAGGGCCGCATCTATGAGGGCGGCATTACACAGACAAGCAATCTGCCCGAAGAGAGACGGCAGCTGGACATCATACTCCAGTCGCCGGAAGTCTTCCATTTCGACATAAACAAGTTTATGCAGGCGTACAACAGTGCCTCTGCAATCGACTGCTACAACAGGGCACGTCTCTACGATATGTACGAGTCGGCTATGATGGATCTTCACCTCTCCGGACTCATCGACAAGAGAAAGGACGGAGTGTCTCTCGTCCCTATCGAGTTCCGCCGCAACGGCAAGCCGGATGACATCATCAACGAGCAGATACAGGCTCCGTGGTTCTCCGACTTCGTCGAGGACATACTGATGACAAAATTCTACGGCTACGGACTCTTCCAGTTCGTCAAGGATGGAGAGTGGATAAGCTACTACAAAGTCCCTTACAAGCATTTCGACCCCGTCCGGAGAGAAATCCTCCGATACGAGTACGACAGTACAGGCGAGCCGCTTGAGAACTTCGACAACATCCTCTACGTGGGCAAGGGAGACCGCGACCTCGGACTGATGGCGAAGATAGTCCCGATGGTGCTCTACAAGAGAGGCAACTTCGGAGACTGGGCGAACTACTGCCAGATATTCGGCATTCCTATCCGCGAGTACACCTACGACGCCGGAGACGAGGAGACACGCCAGAGGCTCATCCGCGATGCCAGCAGGCAGGGAGCCAATGCCGTGTACATCCACCCGAAGGACAGCAACCTCAATATCATCGACTCGGCCACCAAGCAGGGCAGCTCCGAACTGTTCAAGGCATTCAACGAGACCTGCAACATCGAGATGTCCATTGCCGTCCTCGGCAACACCCTCACCACCGCAGCACAAAGCACGGGCAGTGAGGCGTTAGGAAGCGTCCACGCCGAAGAGGAGAACAAGAAACAGAAGAAAGACCGTCAGTACATCCTCAATGTCCTGAACTACGAGATGACGGACATCTTCGAGAGCCTGGGCTTCAATGTCCGTGGCGGCAAGTTCACCTACGTGGAATCGAAGAATATCGACACCACCGCCCAGATTGCAATCGTCGAGAAACTCAACGCTATGGGGCTGCCAATCTCCGACGACTACCTGTACGAGACTTTCAACATCGAGAAGCCCGAGGCCTACGATGAGATAAAGGCTCAGAAAGCGGCTGAAAAGGCTCGCCAGGAGGAGATGAGGGCACAGCTGGAGCAACTCACGGCAGAGCGTCTCAACAACCCTCCTAAGCGGGAAGAAGAGGAAACGGGACAGATCACCAACCGGCTGAAGAATTTTTTCGGTTTAGCCCCGGAAGGAGGGGCGCTGTAGATGAGTCCTTCATCGCACAGGTTGACTCCCTCTATGCCGACACGTGCGAGCGATGCGGCGGTTTCACCAACTCCGCAGAACATCACATAACATTCAGTCCGGAAGCGCTGACGCGAGGACTGGAAGCAATCTTCGACGGATTCAATGTCAAGAACGACATCCAGAGGGACATCTTCCGGGAGACCTTGAGAGTCTTCAACCGTGCCGCTGCAAGAGGCATCTCCGAAGCTTATGACGAAAAGGCCATCACCGACGGATTCCTTGAGGAGATAAGGCACAATAATGAAGTATTCGCAGCGTTCAGGACTCACAGTATGCAGAACGCCATCGCAAGGCAGATGACCGACGACAAGGGACAGCTCAAGTCTTTCCATCAGTTCCGCAAGGATGTCGAGCCGATCACCGGCAAATACTGCGACCAATGGCTGAACACCGAGTACAACACGGCCATCATCCGTGCGCATCGTGCAGCCGACTGGAAACACTTCGAGGCGGAGAAGGACGTCTATCCGAACCTCCGCTGGATGCCTACCACCTCGGCAAACCCCGACCCTGTTCACGCCCGTTTTTGGACTCAGAAACTCACCCTGCCTGTAGATGACCCGTTCTGGGACCATCACCATCCGGGAGAGCGCTGGGGATGCAAGTGCACCTGCGAGCAGACCGACGAACCGGTGAACGACCTCGGAGTAACCGAAGACGATACCGAGACCGCAAGCCGAGGACTGAAAGGCAACCCCGGAGTCACCGGCAAGCTCTTCAGCGAAGACCACCCGTACTTCCCGAAAGACTGCGGAAACTGTCAGTTCAACAAGAAATTCAGAAACAGGCTGGACGGATTCTTCAACATCAAGAGAGACTGTGCGACTTGTCAGGCGTGTCTCAATGTCATAGAGTCGATCCGTTCCAACAAATTCCCTTCAGAAAAAGAGAAAAAAGCATCTTTGGAAAAGACGGAAGTCTTTAAAAAGAGCATACCTAAAGGCAAAGGGCTGATTGTCCCCATAAAGAATGTTGAGCATCTTAACAAACTCACAATATCACGTGCTGCGGTTAAATGTTGGAGGTCTCATCCTCATAAATATTTGGTCGCAAAGAATGAAGCCATCACTGATATGCGGAAACTGTTTGCACGTGCAGAGTATTATGGCTGGGCGGAAGATGATACGGTAATTGGTCCAAACGGTTCAATATCAAAAAAACATCCTGAACTTAAATACTGGAAATACTTCAAAGTGCAAATATACGATGAAGAGTCTTTTATTTGTGTACAGGTAAGGAAAAACGGAATGAACGTACCGTATTGTATAAATGACCAGATTACGTGGGCTAAAATATCACAGAAAGTTCGGCAGGAAAAACCTCCGAAATAAAAAATATCCGGTCATCGTTCAGGAAACAACCTGGCAACTCCGGATATTTTCAAGGGTTTCCCCTTTATTTGTCGCAAAGTAAACGATTTATTTTCACATTTCCAAATGTCGTCTAACAATATCGAAAAAGAAGTCCGACAGGCAGTTAAAGACCTGATGCACATCCGCTCGCGAGTTATCCCCGTAAAGGTAGGCAAAGAGGTCGTGTCTTCAGTCCGGCAGAACTTCCGCAGCGGTGGCTTCTATGGTGACCAATGGAAGCGGACCAAAAGGCAGGACGTGCCGTTCAAAGGCGCATCTGGCTCTTACGGCCCACTCCTCAGCAAGTCCACCCATCTGATGAGCAGCACCGACTATGTGCCGGGAAACGCACAGGTCACCATCCGGAACCCGGAGCCTTACGCCGCCTACCATAACGAAGGAGCGGAGGCAAGGGTGACCGCCAAGATGAAGAAATTCTTCTGGGCGAAATACTATGAATCCGGAGGAGGAAAGAAACAGGGCAAGAAAAAGGAGATCCCGAAAGAAGCGGAGTTCTGGAAGGCTATGGCCTTGAAGAAGCCAGGGCGAAAAATCAAGATTCCGAAGAGGCGCTTCCTCGGCCCGTCCCCTCAGGTTGACAAGATTGTCTCCGACATCATTAACAATGAATTTGAAAAATACATTAAAACACTGAAATAATGGAACATCTTCTTAACGACATCATAGAACTCATCGGCAACAATATGCCGGACATCCGCACGGTGGATGAAGACTACGGCCAGCTTGAAATGCTCGACGACAGCAGGGAGTCCTATCCCCTAATCTTTCCCGCAATCCTCATTGACGCTCCGGAGACATCCTGGGAAAATATCGGAGGACTGTCGCAAAAGGGACTCTGCACCGTCAGTGTCCGTCTCTGCATCGACTGCTACGACGACACCCACTACAACTCCGGCACTACAGGGAAGATTCTCTCCAGGGAGGAAAAAAGAAGAGAGCTGCACCGGCTCCTGCAAGGTCATTGCATCGGCTGCGGTTCAGCTCTCATAAGGACATCCTCAAGGTTCTATACTGCGAACCACGGGATAAAGGTTTACGAATCTTCCTATACTCTCGAAGTGACGGAAATGTGCCTGCCGGAGACTACGAAGAAAGAACTCAAAATCAAGGTGTCACCTCTTCCGGGAAAAGAGTGAGCTGATCATCTGAAGACTTCGACTGCTGTTTCTTCGGAGCATATTCCTTCGGAGTGTTCGGCGCCGAAGTCTTCTTCAGAATCTGCCAAATCATAAATTCGGAAAGGAAGAACTCGTTTTCCGAAAGTTCCTTCACGGCATCATCGAACCGGAGTCTCTTGACCTCGGTCCAATAGTAATACCTTTGGGCTATCTTCCTGTTCCTCGCCTCAATCAGGCGTCTATTTCTTCCTTTCTTTCCCATTTTGATTATCTTTGCTCGCTAAGAGATAAAACTTATGACTCACTTCATCCGGCTTCACTGTTTCCTGTTGTTGCGACAACTTCAGAAGCAAAGTCATTGCAGAGTGTAAAGATGCAATCGCCAAGGCTGTCGAAGCGGATATTTCCAAAGCATTAAAGGGGATCCGATAGTTTCACTGTCATTACGATGGCGGTGATATGAATCACTTCGCCGCCATCGTTTTCAAGTGCCTGCAACTCTTTGACCATTGCTTCGACGGTGTCTGTCTGGATCTTCTTGAGTGCACCAGTGAAGTCGTATTGTTTCTGCTCTTTCATTCTCTATCTGTCAACAACTTTATACATATCCCTCAATACCTCCTGGACTACCGCCCTGAACTCCGGTCGCTCCCTGAAGAACTCCTTGAAGTTCTCCGCCATCCGGTGAGCCGAGCCGCAGACGACCAGAAATCCTCCGTCATCGCTGAAACTGGACGCCAACGTGTCCACCCTCAGCTCCGGCTCCCTCGAATTGTTCAGACGCACAAGGTGGCCTATGTTCTTAGCCGCATTCCTCAGATTCTTCTCAAGGTGATCCTTCAGACACCTCTTCTCCTCTTCTGTCAATGTTACCATAGCCTCACCTCCTATGCTTCAGTCATTCCCAGAGGAATCTGCACCCACGCTCCAGTCTCCTTGTCCCTCGTGTACGCCTTGAGGAACGTCCTGGACACCTGCGGCTGATAGGCATCCTCGATGATGCGCACCCCGTCGATGAAATCCGCAGAACCGGACTCCTCCGCCATCTTGCGCAGCTGGATGATTCTCGAAGCCTTCAGAGTGCCCTTCGCATCCTTTGCGAGCAGACGCATCACCATCGACACGAGCGACTTGGAATCCTCATCCTTGGCAAGCGAACCGATGTAAGCCTTCACCTTGGCGATGCCGTCGTCAGCCGTGTCGAGATAACCGTCAGTCACGTAATTGCCGAGGACAATCCTCTTGGTGCCTGCCGTGTTTGTGAATGTATGGGACTGATTGTCCAGCTCCTTGTTGTTGAGCTTGAACATCTCCTCCTTGATGTCGATGACCGCCTTGAACTCATCGAAGACCTTCTTCTTATACGTCGCAAGACTCTCCGAAATCGACTTCAGGTTGGGCATCATAGACTCGATGGCATCATCCACCATCTCCCTGTAGTTCTCCCGCATCTTCTTCTCTGCGGCCTGGCGCTGCTCTTCGAGCTCCTTCTGCTGGAATGCCTTGAACTTGGCAAACTCATCCGCCGTCATTTCAACGGCCATTGTCGTGTTTTCTTCCATAATACGTCTGTTATTAGAATTGTTTAAACATTGAATATTCCCTTTTCATTGCAGCGCAACACTTGCGCTCCCACCGCCTGTCCATAATCCGGGACACGAACGGAATGTACCAATACCATTTCATATCAACTCATCCTCTCTCTTGATGTCCTACTTGTCTTTAACTTCGATTCCACGATCCTTGCTTCCGCCAGCGCCATCGCCATCGTGCTCATCGCCTCGGCCGACTTCTCCACCACCTCCTTCCGCATCTCGCTCCTCCGCTCCTCTTCCTCCAAACTCTTCAGACCTCCCCTCCGGATGATGGACTCCAGCTTGCGCACGAGGGAGTTGAGCTCATCCACACCCAAATCGTAGAACTTCTTGCCTGCTATCTTCGGACTCGACACGAAAGCATTGATGCCGTCCCAGTTGTCAATCGTCTTGATACCGAGCCTTCCGATACGCAGCAGCGCCGCACTCCTTGCCCTCTTCAGGGACAACTCGCGAGCCCTCTGCTCTGTGGGGCTGCCATACTGCAAAGCGTCGCACATCCGGATGAACTCCTGACGGCTCATCTGTGAGACGTGGGTCGTGCGGCCATTCGTGAACTGGCTCACGATTTCCTCTTTCTCAAGCATCGGATTCTGCTTCAGAAGAGCATAAAACCGCGAATAATCATTCTTCTTTGTCTGTTTTTCCATCGCTTTCATAATAGAACTCAT